TCCCCAACCAGAGGGCGGATCAAGGAAGAAATCTTTTTGCGCGAGAATGTCGGGGATGAAAGCCAAGTTGACATCAGAGAAATCGGCAAAAGATCCAAACAGCAGAATTAACAAATCTCTCAGAGCATGGAAGTGTTAAATGGACTCACATGACGCAAAAACAATGGCTGATGGAGCTGCGGTAGTCGTAGGACTAAGCGGCTTTATGCAGTGGTTTCCGCCAATTGTGGGGCTCGTTGGTGGTATCTTTACCGTCATTTGGATGGGTATCCGCATTTGGGAAACCGATACAGTTAGAGAATTAACAGGTCGAAAGGTAAACGATGCCAGCGACAAGTCTTAAACAAAAGCATTTGATGGATGCGGTGGCTCATAACCCTGCGTTCGCAAAGAAGGTAGGCATTCCGCAGTCCGTGGGTGCTGATTTTAGTGAAGCAAGCAAGGGGATGAAGTTCGGTTCAGGCCGTGCGGATCTCCAAGGTGTTAACAAGCCAAAGACCGACCACGGTGCTGCGGCACCATTTAAAAGAGGTGGAATTATGGAAAAGCATGAAATGCACGCACATCACATGAAGATGGCGCATCATCACTTGAAAGAGGCGATGAAACACGGTGGTCACGTCAAGAAGATGGCTTCTGGTGGAATGACCACTGGCAAACACGGTGTTGAAGAGAAATCTGGCATCACCACTGCCAAGATGGGTAAAGCCGAAGTGGGCGGTAAGCTCAAACACGGCGAACACACCATCCAGAAAAAAGGACACACTCGTGCTCTAGAAGAGAAGATGAGTGGTGGAAAACCCTTGGGTATGAAACGCGGCGGAAAAGCTTGCTAAAAAGGATCAATCATGAAACATCACGATCACATTGCTGACCACAAGCATCCTTTCCATAGTGGTGGAACTAAGCATCACGGTAAAACCGAGTTGCATCATGCTCAACATCCTCATCCCGAGGAGCACGGCCACATTCATGGAATGAAGCATGGCGGTCACGTCAAACATCACCACGAGCACATTGAGCACCATATGAAACATCATGGTAGCCATCACGCTGAAGGTGGTCATATTCATCACCATGAGCACGTTGCTAAACACATGGCTCACCACGATGGATACAAACATGGCGGTCACGTTAAGCACCACCATGATCACGTCGAGCACCACATGAAGCATCACGATCACAAGTAGGAGCCAATCATGGCAAGACCAGGAGACGTAGCTGGATTAGCAGCATTAGGAGCTTTGGGCTATTTGATGAGCCAAAAGCAAGACGGTTCTAAAGTTCCGGTGACTGATTACAGTCAACCATCTACACCTGCACCTTCAGCGCAGGCTCCTGCTGCTCCTATGGACGACGAGAGTCAATGGGGTACTCAGACCGCAGGNCAACAAGCATATGCAAATGCTGTCAATAGACCGCAANCTGCACAACGACCTGTACAAGCCCCAGCTAGGGTTAGACCAATGAGTCCTGCTGATGCGCAGGCTTTAACTGCGTCGTATCCCGGGCAAGGTAGACCTGCTCAACCTGTTTATCCCAGTCAAGGTAGGGCCGCAACTGGGCCTATTACTTATAACCAAGGCGCTCGTTACGGCGCTGATGCTATCCCAGGTCAATCTGTACAAGCTCCTCAAGGTGGTCAACGCGCAGATAGTACTGAGTTAGGCAGGAATGTAACCAACGCATTGGGTGCTATGGGCGCAGCTGGAAGGCTTTCAGGTATTGGCAACATGGCTACTGAAGCAGCTACTGCTGGACGTGTTCAAAGAGCCTACAACGCCCAACAAGAAGCTCGTAGAGCTGCCGAAGGCTTGAACCCTGCTGAAGTTGCTGCGTTTAAAAAGAAACTTGCTGAAGCTTCGTTTGAAGGCGGTATGAAAAAAGGCGGTAAAGTCAAACCAAAAGCCAAAGCTAAACCTGCGCACAAACCCAAAAAGATGGCTTCTGGCGGTATGACTTCCAGACCAAATGCTTCTAAACGTGCTGATGGTATTGCTACCAAAGGCCACACCAAATGCAAAATGAGGTAAATCATGGCTGATGGAATGACTGGAATAATGGATCAAATCGATAGCAGTTTTAAAAAGCATGGGCTTAGTACAACTCGTGATGGTAATAACGTCACAGTTACAGGCTCCTCAAACGCTGGTGCTGGTCGCGGTAAACAAGGCGGTCCCACTGCCGCTGAAATGAACAAGAGAAATAGCGACAGCTATATGTCTCCTTCTGATCAAAGAGCTATTAAAGAAGACGAAGATTTCAAAAAGTACTCTGCTAAGAACCCAGACCAAGCCTATAAAAAGGGTGGAATGGCCTCTGCATCTAAGCGTGCTGATGGTATTGCCAAACGTGGTCACACAAGGTACTGTGGCGGGGGCTATACAAAATGAGAGCCAGCCGTGGCATGGGGGTCATCAACCCGTCAAAAATGCCGGGTAAAAAGATCATTCATCGCAAAGACGACCCTAACACGGTTGACATGTATAAACGTGGTGGCAAAGTGTGGGATACCCCTAATCCAGCCAAGAAACACAAAAAATTAAGTCCCGCCAAGAAAGCTGAGGCAAAGGCTATGGCGAAGAAAGCGGGCAGACCGTATCCTAACTTAATCGACAACATGAGGGCGTCAAAATGAGCTTACCTGATTTCATCCAGAACAATCTTGAGTATCTAATCGACGAATTAGACACTAGAGCAACACACCAACTTATGTCAAACGGTCACGTTGAAGATAAACTTTTGGATATCATCAATGGTTTAGAAAGCTATCTTCCAGCACCCGTTGAGACTCCTGCACCTGTTGTCGTTGCTGATCCTGCTCCTGTTGCTGTTGAAGAACCAGCGGCGGTAGCAGCTTTTATGGATGATGTGCCTCATGAGCAATTTGATCATCCAGATGACATAACCGAAACTCCTGCGGCTGAATAACATGGCAAATACATCTGGATCATCAGCGTTTAATTTAGACCTCACCGAAGTGGTTGAGGAAGCATTTGAGCGAGTTGGTTCAGAGTCACGCACGGGCTACGATTTGCGTAGTGCTACTCGTAGCTTGAACATCATGTTTGCTGATTGGGCAAACCGTGGCGTGAATATGTGGACGATGGATTCCAACGTGATCAATCTGGTCCCAGGCCAGATAACCTATCCATTGCCTTTAGATACCGTGGATTTGCTTGAACATGTGATCAGAACACAGGCTAACGTGGCGTCTACCCAAGCGGATTTGACGATCACGCGTATTAGTGTTTCTACCTACGCCACACTACCCAATAAGATTCAGCAAGGCCGTCCCATTCAGGTATGGATTCAGCGTCTTGACGGGCAGTCTTACTCAACCACTTTGACTCTAGCCCAGTCAATCAGCGCCACTGACACCACAATCACGTTATCTTCTGTGGTTGGTATTCCCAATACTGCCTTCATTCAGATCGATAACGAGACAATTTTTTACAGTTACACGAGCGGTAATACGCTTGGTAATTGCTATAGAGGACAGAACAATACCACGGCTGCGGCTCACACCGCCGGGGCTAAAGTGGTGTATCAGAACTTGCCATCCATCAACGTATGGCCTGCTCCAGACAACGCACAACAATACCAATTTGTATATTGGAGACTGCGCAGAACCCAAGATGCGGGAACTGGCGTCAATGTCATGGATGTTCCTTTCAGATTTATTCCTTGCATGATTGCGGGTTTGTCCTACTATCTAGGGCTTAAAGCACCCGAAGGATTGCAAAGATTACCGATTTTGAAACAACAATACGATGAGGCATGGCAGCTTGCGGCAGATGAAGACCGTGAGAAAGCAGCGATTCGTTTTGTTCCTCGTCAACAGTTTATTGGATCGACTTACTGATGGGCAACCGGTTTGCTTCTGGTAAGAATGCGATCGCGGAGTGTGATCGATGTGGTTTTAGGTTTAAGTTAACTGTCCTTAAACGGGAAGTTATCAAGACCAAAAACTTTGAGCTATTGGTATGTCCAAGGTGTTGGGACCCAGATCAGCCTCAATTACAATTGGGCATGTATCCAGTCGATGACCCACAAGGTCTTCGTAACCCAAGACCTGACAGAAGCTATGTGCAGTCTGGTTTGCTGGCTGACGGAAGTCAGGGTGAAGGTAGCAGGATTTTTCAATGGGGATGGAACCCGGTGGGTGGCTCTCGTAATTTCGATGTGCCATTGACTCAAAATGACTTGATACCGGTGGTACAAGTTGGTACAGTAACGATAGCCGTAACATAGGAGTTTATGATGGCAAAAGTCGACAAAGAGGACATCAAGCAGGACAAGAAAATGATTGCGGCTGCTGTGCACAAACACGAGCGTCACGATCATCCTGGCAAGCCTTTGACCAAATTAGCTAAAGGCGGGAAAACCAGCGCTCAAATGATGAAATATGGACGCAACATGGCTAAGGTCATGAACCAGCGTTCTTCTGGTAGAGGTGGCTAATATGGCTACATCTATTAAAGCCCCAGGCAAAAAATTCAACGGCCCAGCCGAAGAATATGCCAAACCTCATACTATGGAAGATAAAACCATAGATGTTAATTCTGTTCATGCGGGCGTAGCTGATAACAAAGAATATTTGCGTAATGCCAATGTTTCTGTAGCCAATAGCCGTAGTAACGAGTACCCACCCATAAAAACATCTGGTATTCAGATGCGTGGTACAGGTGCTGCTACTAAAGGCAAAATGTCTAGAGGTCCGATGGCATGAACTATACGCAGCTTAAACAAGCGATTCAGGATTACACACAGAACTACGAAACAACTTTCGTAAATGATATCCCTTTGTTTGTTGAACAAGCTGAACAACGTATATACAACTCTGTACAGTTCCCGTCGCTACGCAAAAATGTGACGGGGTCCATTACGCAGTACAACCAATATTTGGCAACTCCAAATGATTTCCTTGCTCCTTACTCTTTGGCTATTTACCCTGTCGGTGGCGGGCCTTATTTATATCTTTTAAACAAAGATGTAAACTATATGCGTCAGGCATATCCCGACCCCGCTAGCTATGGTCAGCCAAAGTACTATGCTCTTTTTGGTCCGACTGTCACTGGTGGGAGTATTACAAATGAGCTTACTTTCATTTTGGGCCCTACTCCTGATACTGCTTACAACGCTGAGTTACACTACTATTATTATCCTGTATCTATCGCGGATACCGTTAATAATCCAAGTGGTACTTCTTGGCTTGGGGACAACTTTGATACCGTGCTTTTGTATGGCTCTTTGGTCGAAGCTTACACCTTTATGAAAGGTGACCAAGATATGATGGGCTTGTACATTCAGAAGTACACTGAAGCTCTTGGATTGGCTAAACGTCTTGGCGATGGCATGGAGCGTACGGATTCTTATAGATCAGGTCAATATAGACAGGCGGTGACCTAATGGCTATCTATCAAGGCGCGACGACTAGCTTTAAGGTTCAACTGGCTCAAGGTTTGCATAACTTTGGGCCTACTAGTCCAAACACCTTCTATATTGCTTTGTATACATCTAGCGCGGCTTTGAGTGCTACTACAACGGTATATACAAGCGTGGGCGAAGTAACAGGATCAGGTTATACGGCGGGCGGCCAACAATTGGTCATCACTCAGACACCGACCTCTGGTACAACCGGAACCACGGCTTATTGGTCATTTGCAAATGCTGTTTGGAATCCAGCAGCATTTACAGCTCGCGGGGCTCTGATCTACAATCAAACACAAGGTAACGCGTCTGTTTGTGTATTAGACTTTGGTAGCGATATCACTTGCGCCAATTCATTCACAGTGCAGTTTCCGACAGTCACTAATACCACTGCAATTTTGAGGATCGCATAATGCTCGTTACAACTACCAAAGGCGATATGGACGACTCTCTTCTTGAAAAGAAAGAAGGCGTAGTTGACGATGAAAATGAGTACACAACATGGGTTGAATACTGGTTGGATGGCGAGCTCGTGCACCGTTCAGCGCATGTGACTTTAAAGAAATCACCTTTCATGGATTTAATCGCCG